ACCTGCGGCGACGGCAACTGCACCGAGCGCCACACCTACGGTTTTGAGAACCTTGCCGAAGCCTTCAAACTTACTGCCGGATTCCTCCGCAGCTTTGCCGCCCTCCTTGATGGCTTTCTCGTTTTCATCCAGCTCCCGGTTCATGTCATTGAGGGCGGCTTCGGCATTGTTGAGTTGGATCTGCCAGTTCTGGGTGCGGCGGTCGTTCTCTCCAAAGGAGGTGGCGGCATTCTGCAGAGCCTTGCGAAGAGTATCGATTTTTGTTGTCTGCTCGTCGATCTCTTTTCGCAGCACCTTGTTCCGTGCGGTGAGAGCCTCCACGGATTTGTCATTTTTATCGAACTGAGAGGTGGTGAGCTTCATTTCGGAGCCGAGCACCTTGAAGGTCTGGTTGATGTCTGCAAGTGCTTTTTTGAACTCTTTTTCACCCTCAAGACCGATCTTCAGTCCGAAACTGTCTGCCATGTACCGTCACCTCCTTGTGGATGGCATGAAAAAAGCACCCTTTCACCGAGAAGTTTGGACGAAACCGTCCGAAGTTTTCGATGAGAGCGTGCCTGATGGTATGAAAAAGGAGCGACCCCGAAAGGTCACTCCTCGTAGATATATGAGTTATTTTGTCAGAACAATTCTACCCGGCCAAGCAGTAGGTCGATCAGGTTGCAGTGGAAGATGCCGTTGTCGTCATAAAAATTGTGCGGCACATCCATGCGAACGATAATCTTTTTGAAGAAATCCTTGGTAAGCATCAGCGATGCCAGCTCGGAGAATTCCTTTTTATCGGTATCCATGCGGAAAGCGGACTGAATATAGATTTTTTTATCTGCATCGTTTACCACAAAGTCGATCTCTTTCTGAACCTTGCTGTCGCCTGCGCGGTCGCAAACCACACCGACATCAACAGAGTACCCGCGCCGCAGAAGTTCGTTGTAGATCATGTTTTCCATGATATGACCGGGATCGTACTGGCGGTAATTCAGCCGTGCGTTCCGAAGCCCGACATCCGTATAGTAGTATTTGTTCGGATACTTGAAATAGGTCTTTCCTTTGACATCGTATCGCTTTGCCATTGAAATGAGGAAAGAGTCGATAACATACTGCACATAGTTTGAAACCATCGCAGGATTGATTTTTTCGTTCTTCATAGACGCGATGGCATTTGCGATATTGGTCGGATTCGTCAGCGAACTGATCTGCGAAGCAAGGAAGTCCAGAATATCATTCAGAACATCCTCGCGCTCGATGCCGTTTCGCTCCACAATATCCTTGACATACAATTCGCTGTAGAGGGAGGTCAGATAATCCTTCTTATCTTTCTCATCCTCCAGTGCTAAAAGTCTCGGCATACCGCCATAGAGCATATAGGTATCCAGCGCTTTTCGCTCGTCGCCGCCCACGGCAGAATAAAACTCCGCAAATGACAAAGGGAACACATGGATCTGTGTAGCACGACCGCGAAACTCTGTTGCGATATCTTTCGACAGCCCTTTGGAGTTACTGCCGGTGACATAAACATCAAGGTTTTTATATGCCTTGAGTTCGTTCAGCATATCGTAGATGGTAACCTCGATGCCGCCGTTTTCCTTGTCCACTACTTTCGTGGTGAGCTGCACCTCATCAATGAACAGATAGAATTTTTCATCCTTCCTGTCCCGGACGGTGCTTTCTACATATTCGCACAGAGTGATCGGATTTCTGAACTTATAGTACCGCCGCTGATCCAGTTCGATTTTCAAAATATGATCTTCCGAAACGTTCTGCGAAAGAAGATACTCGAAAAACAGATCGAAAAGCAGTACGGACTTGCCGCATCTGCGTATGCCTGTGATGACCTTTATCTCGCCGTTCCACATACTGTGGATCAGTCGGTTCATATAGGAATCTCGTTTAACCATGCATTTCACCTCGTACTTAGGACGAAACCGTCCGAACTTCTATGCGTAGTATACCACGATTTTTGAAAAATATCAAGGCTATACGAAAAAGTTCACAAAGAAGTTGCGACGGAAACGGACTAAGTTCGAGGTGAAGCTGTCCGATATGGGTCAAATGCCGTCCGGGATAATATCGTCGATGTAATGCTCTCGTGCCGGGGTGGCCTGCCCGTTATACTGCTTGTGACACTCCCACAGATCCAGCAGCAGACCAAACGGCATCAACCACACCTCATCCTGCGACAGATGAAGGTGGGCAAGGCCGTAATAAAGAAGCCGGGTAAACAGCTCTGCATCGGAGACTGTTACCCGACTTGTGCGTTTTTTGGGTCTTTCTCGCTTTCCACATTGCGCTTGGTGCCCTTATACAGTGCCTCCGTAATGGCGGTTTTGTATCCGGCGAGGTCGAGGGGTGTCGTCAGAAGCTCCACTACATCCTCGGTGAGCAGTTCCTTGGGCGCATCCTTGTTTTTCAGATTGTGAATGAGGATGCTCTGATTTGCCAGAAGCGTGATGAGCCACACGATCTCTCCAATGGCCATCTCAAAGTTCTCGGACTTCATCAGCTTCTCGCCGAGGTTTTCCAGACCGCCGTAGCGACCGGCGATCTCCTTGGTGGCCTTGGTCGTGAGAAGCAGCGTGTATTCCTCATCACCGATGGTGATGGTTGCGGTTCTTTCATTATCCATGTGAAAAACCCTCCTTATTCAGTAGGTGCGCTTGCACCGTAGCTCGGCTCGTATACCGTCTTATACCAGTTGGAAATGGTGGCCGCCGTCACGGTGGTATCGCCCTCAGTGACCTCTGCTTTCCAGGGATGCGCACCCTTGGCGTCCGGCTTGTTGCGGCGCAGAATGGTGCCCTCAATGGTGGGTGTGGAGAAGGTAATACTGTCGCCCTTGGTGGCAAGGTTGGTGGCCGGGATGCCGAACTTCACACGGTAAAGCCAGAAATACTTGTATTTGCCGTTGGACTTCTTTGCACGGAAGCCCACCGCTACGGGTTCGCCGCCGTCCTCGCTTGCGGAGACGACCACGCCGTTTTTGTCGATGGTCGCGCCTGTCAGGTCGGATGCGGCGGTCGCACCGATGTCATCCACACCGAGTGACAGCGTGCCGCTTTTGAATTCTTTTACGATCTCCGCCGCGCCGTCATCGGCGTAGAGAGTCGCTTCCGCCAGTTCCACGGAAAGCTCTGCGGTCATGGCCTTTGCCAGCTGCACCGGAGAAGCGTAGGTTTCCTCGCCGCCTGCGTCCTCGGTGATTTTGGCGTAATAGAGTTTGTCAAGACCGATGGTTGCCATGTCTTAAACCTCCAAATCATAGATTTTTGCCACGTCAATGGCGTAATGGTGATAGCCGGTGTCGGTTTCAAAGCCGATGTACCGGCGGTCGGTAATATAGAAATCCGCACCAAGAAGGGTACGGACGAGTGCATTTTTCAGCTTGGTGTAGCTGCCCTTGGAATACAGAGATAGCCGTGCTTCCTGCGTCTCGCAGCCCGGAGTGTTGTCTGCGTGGAGTTCTAATGTCTCCGTCAGCGGTGTAATCACCAGATAGGAATCCGGCGCTTTATCTGAGAAAATGCCCGTCTCTACAGAGATGCCGCAGTCTGCAAGGAGTGTATTCAGTTCGGATAAAAGGCTCATCGCTTCTTGACCTCCTCTTCGAGTCTTTGCGTCATGGCGTCAATGCACGCCTGCTTGGACGCTGTTTTGGCGGGTTTCAGGAATGGCTTTGCAGGCTGACCGTGCTTGCCGTATTCCAGAATATTCGCCAGTTTGGCGTTGCTGCCGCCGTCCGAGCGCGGCTCGGCAAAGCCGACCTTGACATCATGGTTGCCGTTTCGGTTCAGCTTGGACGGAGAAAGGCCCAGCGCACCTTCTAATTCGCCGGTGGAACGGGAGTCGTATTTCGTACCCCTGCCCACAACGGAGGAGAGGTTGCTGCGCACCTTGGCGAGAACCACCTCGCCACCGGCCTGCAAAACGGTATCTGCAACAGAGTCAAAGTCACTGCCCAGTTTGGAGATTTTCAGGAGAAATTCCTCCGGCAGCTTCATTTCACACTTTGCCAATGGTCGGTTCACTCCTTTTTGCTAAAATCTCCACATACATCCCACGTCCCTTGACATTCTCAACGGAGACGATATCGAACCGCCCGTCCTCCGTAACGAGGAACTGGTCGGCAGTGACCGTCAGACAGGGAATGCACCGAAAGCGGAACAGGTCGGTGGCTTCGCTGAAGGCGGCGAGGTTTGCCCAACGCTGGGAGCCGTGCCGACCCTCCCGATAGACACGGACGGAAGCGAGGACTTCATCCTCGGAATGGGTGAAGCCCTCGCTGTCCCTTGTTTGTTTTGTTTTCACGATGTCGGCAAAGCCGTTCATTTTACCGAAGCTCATACCTGCCACCGCCTATCCAAACGAAGAAGCAGATTGACCGTGTTCCACACCTGTTGTGCCGCTCCGGTGTTATCCGCAAAGAAGCCGCCTGTCGAGCCATCTCTCGATTCATAGAAGTGGGAGGACAGCATGATGACGGCCTGCTCTGTGGTGAGCGGCATGGGGTTCTCTTTGTAGAACCCCTCCGGGATGTGCTGATAGCTTTCGGCGTAGGAAACAGCGGCGGTGATGTAGCTTTTCAGCAGTGCATCATCCGCCGTGTGTTCCAGAATGAGATTGGCTTTCACCTTGGTGAGCAGTTCGTCCATCACCGCCGCCTCCTTTCATCAGGCAGATGCCATCTTGAGCAGCTTGACTGCTTCGGGTAACACCAGCTTGCCGTCCACACGCTCCTTGGCAACAAAGCCCACCATGCCGTTTCCGGCAAACAGCTCCTTCAGCTCCGCAATGGAACGGGAGCCACGGTCACCGATGTTGTAGTAGCTGAAATCACCGAATGCGACTGCGGCCTTGCCGGGAGCGGGAAGCGGGAAATACGCAGAGGTGTAGACCTTGTAGCCCAATACACGGTCAGGCTCACCCGCCTGCAGAGAGGGCTGCCACAGATACTGGCCCGTGCTGTCCTTCAGCTTGCGGAGCTCTGCAACGCAGGCATCGTTAGCAAGGAACACAGCGTTCTTGCGATAGGGACGCTTGAGGGAATACACCAGGTCGATGATCTCGTCGGCAGTCACTTTGCCGGAGGACTTCGTAGTCACACCGACCTGTGCGCCGCCGGTTTCGGCGAGGATACCCAGGGGCTGACCGGTGCCGTTGCCGTTGATGAACGCATCCTCCTCGGCATTGGCCAGAGCCTTACCGAACTGCTCCAGAATGTAGTTTTCCAGATTGAATGCGTTATCGTAGAGCAGCTCCTCGGTCACCTTTACAGCAACATGGAGCTTGTGGGCATCCAGAATGATCTGGTCGAAGGTAGCGTCACCGAAAGTCAGTGCGCCGCCCTCCTCGATCCACGCAGCCGCAGGCTTGGTGGCTGCGATGTTGATTTTGTGCTCGCCGCTGGTGGTGACGGCGGTGCCGAGAGAACGCATAACGTTTTCCTCGTTCAACACCTGAATGAGACGGCTGTCATACTCATCCGGCACCAAATAGCCGCCATTGGCATCGATTCCCTCCTGCAGCACATTGCTGATCTGACGGAAGTTGGTACGCAGAGCGTTGAGCATACCGCTGCGGTAGGAATCGGTGGCCAGGAAACTCTTGGGCTTCTTATCCTCGGCGCTCTTTCCGTTCAGGGGCTTTTCGGTGATGGGTGCGGAAGTAGGCTTGGAAAGCTGTGCTTCCATCGCAGCCATTGCCTCCATGCGCTCGATTTCGGTGCCGTAGTCCTGTACCTTCTTTTCCATCTGGGCATAGGTCGCAGCATCCTCATCGGATAGCAGACCGTCCTTGTCGCGCTTGGTTTCCACAAATGCCTTTGCAGCGTTCCAAGCCTGGTTGCGCTTTTCACGCAGTTCGTTGATAGTCATATTGAATTACCTCCAGTTTTTAATGAGATTGAGCCGATCCATAAGCTCATCGGCTTTTTGTGTACGGGTGGGTTTCGGAGTGATGGCGCACTTTGCGGCAATCTTCTCCATGAGAGAATTCACCACATTCGCCTTGGAATACAGCATGGAAACGGTGGGCACAGGCGCATCTTCGGACTCCGTGCCTCTCTGCATGATTTCGTCCGCAAAGCCCAGTTCCACCGCCTTATTTGCGTCCATCCAGGTTTCGGCATCCATGAGGTGCGAGAGCTTTGCACGGGACAGCCCGGTCTTGATTTCATAGGCATTGATGATGGAATCCTTAACGCTGCCGAGCATATCGATGGCTTTCTGCATCTCATCCGAATTGCCGAATGCCGCCGTCATGGGGTTGTGGATCATGAGCATGGACACGGGAGATACCAGTACTTTTGTACCAGCCATAGCGATGACGGACGCTGCGGATGCGGCAATGCCGTCGATCTTTACGGTCACATCGCCCTTGTAGTCCATGAGCATATTGTAGATTTGCGCTGCCGCCACGCAGTCGCCGCCGGGGCTGTTGATCCACACGGTGATGTCGCCGGAGCCCGCCATCAACTCGTCCTTGAAAAGCTGCGGGGTGACATCATCGTCAAACCAGCTTTCCTCGGCGATGGTCCCGTTCAGGAACAGGGTTCTTTTCTGTATCTGTTCCTGCGTCTCCGAGTTCGTTTCCGTCTGGTTCTTCCAATTCCAGAACTTCTTCATCGGTTTCTTCCTCCTTTCCGTCATCGGTAGGTGTATTTGCAAAAGCACCCGCATTTTTCAGCGGGAGCATATTGCCGTTAATGAGGTACAAGTCGCCGCCGTCCTCTGCCGGGATGCGGTCGAGGTTTTCCAGCTCCCGGATGTCGTTTGCGGACATCCAGCCGTTCTGGCGGCCGATGGCGTACCCGTTCATGCGGCTTTGGTAATCGCCGCGAAGCAAGCCTTCCAGATTGAATTTCACGAAATACACGGCTTTTTCGTCCCGCGAAAGGAGTGACCGCTGAATGGACTGCTCCCAGCGGATGACCCAGGGGTCAAGAGTGTACTTCACGAACTCAAGGGATTGCTGCTCGATATTAGAAAAGCTTGACTTTTCCAGGTCACCCACCATGTGGGGCGGCACTCGGAAAATTCGAGCGATCTCATTGATTTGGAATTTTCGTGTTTCGAGAAACTGCGCCTGCTCCGGTGAGATGCCGATAGGCGTGTACTTCATGCCTTCTTCCAACACGGCGATCTTATTTGCGTTTCCGCTGCCGCCGAAGGTGGACTGCCAACTTTCACGCACACGCTGCGGATCTTTGATGGTGCCGGGGTGTTCCAACACACCACCGGGCGCCGCACCGTTTGCAAAGAACTTGGCTCCGTACTCCTCGCAGGCAATCGCCATTCCGATAGCGTTCTTTGCCATAGCAATGGGGCTGTAACCAACCAGACCGTCAAAGCCCAAGCCTGGGATGTGCAACACATCCGAAGGCTGAAGCGTTACCGCAAAATCCTTATTTTTAATGGCTTCATCCGAGCCACGATAATAGGTGTAGTACAGACGGCCGTTTTCATCTCTGTCCACGGACATCTTGTTTGGCATCAGCGGGTATAGTGCGATGACCTCGCCCTTGCCGTTGCGGATGATCTGGGCGTAAGCGTTACCCCACAGGAGCAGGTGTGTCATGAGCGTTTCCCGGAACACAAAAGAACTCATTTCCGGGTTCGGCTCATCATGGAGCAGCCGATACAGCGGAT